TTTACAAAATTATGATGAAAGAACAACAGCGATTGAATAACGAAACCGTGGAGGAAGAGCAGGGAGCTCAAGGATTTGGACACGTGGAGGGTGTGTCGCAAGATGGATGTGGAACTTGCAACAAGGAAACAGGAAACCTTAAACCTGTAGGGGTGGATACCCCGTCGATTACGGCGATCGTTAAATGCCGAATCATCAAGCGTAAGTGGTTGCGCCAGATAGTCCGCACCGCTGCGGACCCCACGCAATGTAAACTAGTCAATCAAGCAGGACTTCTTGACATGTTGATTGCGCCTGAAACCATAACCAGTGAGACAACACAGCGTGTGAAACGTGCAGGTATGGAGTTGGAGGACTTCTTGCACCTTATCAACGCTTTGCGTAGCGTAGAAAACTATAGTGCTGTGTTCTCGATCCTTAAACTGTATTTGAACAAGTTCGAGTGCGGTAGTGGATTGAGTGTTGTGGAATGGATCGATTCTTTGTTTGGCTTGTGTACAGCAGATGAAGAGACTGTGGAGAAAGTTCGATCATTCCCTACTCGTGCTCATGAGATCTTGGCTGAATTCCATGATTCCGGATACACTGGCGAGCGTCGGTGGGTTAACCAACAAGGTGAGCCTGACCCCGAATTGCCACCTAGTATTCGAGATCGCATCGTAAGTAGGCGAGAGGAATTCGTTCAAGGATTGGTTTCTGTATTGCGCGCCCCTAAACAACTGAAAGGTCATCCAATGACACGGATGATACAGATGTTCATGAGGGGCTTGGTTACTATTGGTTTATGTCCTAAACTAGAAGGTGAGTTTAAAGTTAAGGATTTTATGATGTTCACTGTGGATAAATTCGATGAAGACGCAGTAGATGTCCTAGCCAATTTGGGAACGGCCATTGATGATTTTGGACATTGGTTGGTGGAAGTGTTTGCTCAAGGGACAATCAACCCTGAAACAGGAAACACGGACGATGTAGCTGGTTACGATCGCAAAGTAGCTCAGTTGAAGTCACTCCTTCCATACTTCAAAGCAGGACGATTAGAGGAAGTCGGAAAGTCTTCACACGATTTCTTTCTCGATATCCACACGTTGTCTGCGTTAGGTGAACGCATGCTGAGAAAACACAAGTGTCCACATACCACACGATTGTTGTTGTCTCGACTTGCAGAATTGGATAACTTGAAGACTACTGCACACATTACCACTTTATCGACGAAACAAAAGGTGCAAGCATTTGGAGTATTGCTGTATGGTGAATCGTCTGTGGGAAAGAGTGGTGTCAATAAGATGTTAACCGATGTCTTCTTCCAATATAAGATGGACAAAGGATGGGTACCATCAGGTGATCTGCAGGAGTACAATATCACTATGAACGTTGCTGACAAATATCAATCCGAGTATTTAGCCCACCACAAAGCCGTGGGGTTGGATGATTTTATGAATGGTAAACCCGAGAAGACCCAAGATAATCCATTGGATTTCCTGACCCGTCTTGTCAACAACACACCAGCTACAGCCCTTAAAGCAGATGTGGGCGATAAGGGAAATGTGCCCTTGTTAGCTGAGTTTGTGTGTGCTACCACCAACGTTAAGCACCTTCATGCTGCCAGTTTCTCCAGTGAGCCAATCTCTATCTTACGTCGAGTGGGTTTCACAATTACCCAAACAGTGAGACCACAGTTCCGCATCCCAGGGACAATGATGTTGGATGAGTACAACACAGGAGGTGAGACCGATTTGTGGACGTTCGATGTTGAGATGCCTATCAAGACTTCGACCGGTGTTGGATACCGCTTGCTGAAATTCACTGATGATGATGGTCAGAAGAAAGAGGCGAAGGCCATTCGCATCGATCAGCTTTTGGTGATGTTTAGACAATATTTGGAAGTCTACTTCCCCAATCAGGAGCGTGTTTTGGCGAAAGCAAACGCTAAGATTGATATGTGTGAACACCGTATTCCAAAAAGTGTGTGTAAGAAATGTAAACCAACAAAGGTGGAAGTTGATGTAACGCCAGTTTCGAACGAGTTCTTTGATGAATCAGAAGATGAATGTGCATACTCCTCGAGTTCTGAGACTGACGAGTCACGTGCAAACGCTTTTCGAGAGGGATTGGAAGCGCATGATGGAAGACCCACTTTAAGCGAGCGTATGCGACAGTGCTCGTGGTTGAGTGAGTCATCTTGCGATACGGAGCCACCGGCACGCACCAAGTGCGGGTGTGGCGAAGCGTTAGAGCCGGGATCAGACCAATGTGAACAATGCTATACAGAATTGCAGATGTTGAATATGGCTCCATACAGGAACCAGCTAGGTGTGTTGGAAAGTATGCGCAATGCTGTTGATTTAGACGCCTTGGTGGAATTATCTGGTGTGGTTCGTGCTCTTCGTTTTGTGGACATGCTTCCCAGTCCAATATTTATTTGGTATGCGCGCACTATGATGTTTTTGGAGAGCCCTATAACTCGCTTTATCTTCACGCATCGTCACATCATGTGGCGTTTTGCCGGCGCGTTCATGTTGGCCGCACCTTTGTGGCCGTACCTTGCGATGGTAAGCATGATTTTTGTCGGATTGATTTGCGTGAGCACACAGGTTTCGATGGAGAGGCGTGTGAGAGAAGCACTGCGGACTAGCCGAGTACGAGTGCAAGACTTGCGCATGGCGGTGACCAAACCTCACATCATTCAGGTGGCACTTGGTATAATTGCGGCTGGTGTAGCCTACAAGAGTGCTGTTAAAGTGTCATCCTTAATTTGGCCAGGAGGCAAATCTGCGAGCGATGCTAAGAAGGAAACGCCGATTGAAGTTACTCCACCCCCAGCGCCGGTAGGTAACCAATCGTGTCCATCTATGGAAGAACAAGGAGTAGTCTTGAGCACTCCGTTCAACCAGAAGATTGAGTTTCAAGAAGTGCCGGCAGGCGAGAAAAACAAGACGATGACCGAGGATCAAGTTAAGCACGTTGTTGAGAAGAACATGATGACTTTGATTTTCGAGGATGAAAATGGTAATGGTAAAACGTACTGCAGTGGACTTGCTGTAACAAGCGGGTTTATGCTTACGGTTAACCATGCGTTTCCAGATACAGATGAAGGCAATATATATTTTGTGCGTATCCTCATTGGTGACGGCACAAAGTCTGGCAACACCATTCGGACTACGATAAGCTGCGACTGTATTCACAGATTCCATGGTCATGATCTAGCGTTAGTGTACCTTCCATGTATAGGCGACAGGAAGGATATTATCGATTTATTCCCTTTGATCAAACCACCAAGTGATGTGATGGTGTCCTCCGTTAGGCGTAACGATAAGGGGGGCATTGTGCACATGCGCGAATACGTGAGAACGAAAAGCCATAAATACCGAACACCCACGAACAAGCATGTTGTAGATGGATTTATGTACGAATTGCCCTACCAGACATTCATGGGTTTGTGTGGCATGGTGTTAATCGGACATGGAACGTCACCCTGCATTCATAGTATCCACACTGCTGGAGTCACCGGTCAGAACGAGGGTGCAAGTGATTGTTTGTTGCAATCTGATCTGCGGACAGCTGTGGACTCTTACCTTGAGAGGAAGCATGTTTTGAAGATTGCACAACCCGGGAAATTGGACCTTGAGCAGATGAAGATTGGTATTCAGAAGAAAATGCACGCAAACAGTCCCTTACATGATATTAAGGATGATAGCGCCGTGATGTTGTATGGACAAACCACAATTCCGGTAACGAAGTTTAGACATTCCGTTCACAAGACGAAGTGTTACGATGACGTTGAAGAGTTGTTTGGAATGGGACAAATCGCAAAACCCCCCCCTGCGATTCCTGGCCACAGACATTACGCGAAAGCTTTGGTTAACTTGACAAATCCAAATAGAGGGTTTCCCGAAGTTTGGATGGAAGAAGCTGTAAACGACTTTCTTGGTGGAGAAGTTGCCGCAGTGGTGGTGCGGTACAAAGGTCGAATACAACCATTGACTATCGAACAAGCATTGAACGGAGTTCTAGGTATGAGAGGGATCGACAGATTAGATGGTAACACATCAGCTGGTATTCCGTATCTTAGGTCGAAGAACCAAGTATGTCCACGTGTAGGTGATAAGATGACAATGGACAATGATATGATGCAGATCTACATCTTCAAAGAGAATTTGTGGGCAGATGGTATTCGCACGTACGAAGTGTTGAATTTGTGTTTGAAAGATGAGGCCATGGCTATGTTGAGAGAATTTGCCCGCTCTTTTCAGTGTGCCAACATTCACTTGACGGTGGGAATTAGGCGACATTATTCCCCTTTGGTCAACATGATCATTGATAATGCTTTACCGTTTGAATGTGCCTTGGGTATCAATTGCCAGGGTCCCGACTGGCATCACACCATTGAGCATCTCGCGCGTTTTGGTAATGATCGTATTGTTGCTGGAGATCATAAGGCGTATGACCAGCACATGAGTTCGGGTGCCACTACTGCAGCCTTTTCTATGTTGATCGAGATGGCGAAGGATTGTGGGTATGATCAGCGATCGTTAGCTGTAATGCGTACACTAGCCACCGAAATCACACACCCCATGATAAAT